TGCGATAATTGCGATACTCTCGCCATTGTGTCAGTAGAAACTGATACAATAGTAATAACACAATGTAAATGTATAACTAACGAAAGGGAAACTAATGTATAAAATAACTCTAGCCTATGACGGAAATGCCCCACACTGGCAAAAGGACTACGAAAACGACCTTTCTTTCCTCACGATAGAAGTGGCGAGTGAAACATTTCATTTCTGAATTGTAAATATTTACAGTTGAGAATTCGTTAGCAAATCCCCAATCAGTAAATGCAAAGAAATCTTTCCACGCATCAAATTCGCTTGCGTAGTCTTGTTGCCAGTGTGGTGCATTTCCGTCATAAGATAAAGTTATTTTATACATTGTCGCTCTCCCAATCTAGTGTTACGCATTCGCATTTTGTTATTTCGATTGTATTTCCTTTTTGCCATACAGTTGCGAGAGTATCGCAATTATCGCAAAGGAAAATCCCGTCAAGGCTATCTTTAACCATTCCCATTTATTCACCAACCTTTACTGCGATTGTTGCGAATTTATTTCGCAGACCGCCTGTGCGGATTTCGATTAAAAACGCTTCGGTTTTTTCGCCATACCAAATTGCTGGGCGTGGTTCAGCAGATACGATTTCGCCTGAAAAGTGGCGAGAGTTTGAGCGGTAAGTCTTGCCGATTAGCAAGTTTTCGATTGTGTATAGTTTAGTTGCCATTAGTGGCACCCTCTTTCGTTGTTGTTGATACGGACATTGTAGCAGATAGCACTGACATGGCTTCCGCTTTTGAGGCTTGTCGTGTCGCTAACACATGAGCCTTGAATTCATCGAGATTCATTTGGCTTCCTTTCGTTGAAGTTATAGTAGACATTATAGCGGATAGGACTGACAAAGTGTTAATTTTGCAAGGGTTTGTCTCATTATTTGGAGCGTGGGTCTTGTGATAAGCGTCACACCTAAATGTCCGATTTGTCTGTCAAATCGACACGCCGTGCAAGTTCAGGGTTTCTGTAACAATGTCGTAACGACACGCCCGACCCCGTGCCTTTGCGGGCCAGCTTGATTTTGTCAAGCCGACACGCCGTTTATTTATTTTTATTTATTGCAAGCGTCTACAAATCTCTGTGCATCGAATAAAAGATTATCTTCTGCAAAGTATCCCGCAAAGTCCTCTACTAGATCATGATAAGTAAATTCATTACCGATTAAATCTTTATAAGATGAAAGAATTTCGGCGATACCGATATAGTGTTTCTTGCTTAGCATTTATTCTAATCCATTCTCTAGTAGGTCTTTTATTACAAGGCGTAGCATAAGCAGGGCGGGAATACCGATACCTAGTTGCACTAGCGTAGTTAGTATGCGATTAGTAGTCATTACTTATTCTTCTTTCTCTTATAAATCTTATAAGCGGTTACTAGTAAGGCGGTGATAATGATAGTGTGCCAAGGTAGATAGATAGCACCTAAGAAACTATCAAACTCTAATCCGTATTCGTTTAGTGATAACTCTACTCCGTTAATCGTCATTACTTTACCTCTACTTCTCTAATGTTATAAGTGAAACCCTTACCGAGTTTATTTAGTTCAGCGATTACCGCTAAGATTTCTTCGGGCTTACTAGCCTTTTGATTAACGGCTAGTAGTTGGCTACCTTGCCATAGTGTGTAGGTGATAGTCATTTATAGTGCTCCCTCTTGTAGTAGTCCAATTTCAATAGTTAGTAATTCATCTGGTGTTGCGTTATCTAGTGATACCCACCCTGCACCCTCGTTATCCATACGGAATAATTCTATGTAACCCATTACGCTACCTCTGCCATTTCTGCTAGTAGTGCGTCTACTTGCTCGTCTGTTAATTCATCTTCTAATTCATCTTCGTCTTGCTCTACTTCTTCATCTAAGTATGCGTATGCGTCTGCTACATCTTCTTGGATAGTGTCCCACTTAGAGATAGAGTTAGTGCGTGTGTTGTATGCGTATGACATTTATTTATTCTTCTTTCGTTAGTAATTTTTGGGGGGGTCTTATTCGCTAGGCTCACCTTACGGATTATTTGCTAGGCTCATACCCTTATTTAGTTATGGTGTAACCTTATCATGGGCTACTGACATTTAGCCCCATTTAGGGCTAGTGTCTAGTGTGAGTTACCTCACACCTACTAGGTTATGCTCGGCGTAGTTACCGCCACACATTACGCATAAGGAGTATGCGGTTACTCTACCGCAACCTGCTGAGCAGGATACATAGCCAAGACGCTTAGCGTCTGACTCTACTAGGTAGTCGTTACGACTTTCCCAAATTCTGTTAGTCATTTTAGACCTAACCTTTCTTAGTAAGACTTTCTTACTTTCTTTATACCTTAATCATAGCAAGGGGGACTGACATTTATACCCCTATTCTCGGGCGTGTCGAAATAAATCTTTGCAAACCTATGTGATTTGCACCACAAAGATCCCATGCACACGCTCATTATGGGCGGTCTATCCTAAATGTCCGTTTCTCTCAAATATGTGTATCGTACAAATTAAAAATATATTAACATTTTCTGAAATTTGAAAAGGGGTTGACACCGAAAATACAAATGTTATACTTTTCTAGGGGGGTCGGGGGGTCAGTAAATCAATAAATATTAAATATATTATATATATAGTAAGACCTAAGACCTAAGATCAAGTGATACAACCAATGCTATAATTATAATCTAGCGACAGGAAAATCATGGAACATAGACTACTCACTAAAGATGTTATCCTTTTTAAAAATACACTAAGGGATCCAGCTGCGACCCAGGATTTTATTATACGCTCTAAAACCAATAATGACCAGTGGTTTGGAAACTGGGAAGACTGGCGTCCTTGGGGTCAATATTCAAAGGCCTATCCATATCAGGACTCATCATATGAAGTTTGTCAAAATGAAGGCGGAGAATACCTAAGAGAATTTCTAGACATCTTCTGGAACGTAATGAAGATATATAAGGAAAATTATTTAAACGAAGACTACTTTAAGCTAATAGACGAAGACCCTAATATTCCAACGACTATGGAAGAAGCTAGAAAGCATCCAACATACTGCACTGCTGATGTTGTAATTTTAGAATCAGAAAACACAGATACTTCAAAACCACTATCAATGGAATACCATCAGGATAGAAGGCCTTGGTTTGGTGGCACTCCACATATATTTAATTTTAATATCTATACTAACGATGATTATGAAGGTGGAGATATTTTACTAATCAATACAGAGGATGCAGAGATATCAACCTATATTGATGAAGCTGGGGTAGAGAGAAAATGCTACATGATTGATCCACCAGTAAGATACAAGATGGAAGCTGGAGACGGACTTCTATTTAGAACAGACGTATTCCATGCGGTATTACCAGTTGTAGGAAATAAATTTTATGTTCGTCAATTCTTAACAGCATCATTCAAGAAAGAGTATGAAGACAAAAAGGCAAGTATGTCAGAAGAAGAATTTGATGATCTTTTAAAACAAGAAGAAAAAGAAGGATTTGCTAAGTACGGCTGGCAATGCAGAATTTATAATTCAAAAGAAGAAATAGGCAATGGCGGAAATGACAATCAAATAGTTTGTGTAGTCAAGAATGTTTGATGCTTTTGAATTGACTAATGGAGTTCTTGTATTTAAGAATGTATTAAAAGATCCAAAGAAAACCTATGACACTATAAAAAAATCTCAAACTGAAAAACATGAGTTATTTACAGACTGGATGGATTGGGGAATCTCTGGATGTAAGTCGACATTAGATCCGTATGACACAAGAGATCTTAATAACGAACCTGGAGAGCTTATCAAAGAGCTTGGTAGTATATATACACAATGTATTAACTACTACAAAGACAACTATCTAAACATGGACTACTTAAAGTCCTTAGATATAGAACCAAACTACAATATACCAGCAACATACGAAGAGGCATCTCAAGCTGGTGGATGGGGATCTGCAGATATACTTCTTGTAGACTATGCAGACAGTTTTGGTGATGATGGATTTATAAACGGATACCACATTGATAGAACTCCATTTTGGGGTTCATCTCCACATGCATTTACATTAAACGTATACCCATATGATGATTTTGAAGGTGGCGGATTGGCATTTATAGATATGGAAACGGCAGAACGAAAGATTACAGATAATGGCGTAGAGTACTATGAGATAGATAAGCCAATAGAATACTTCCCTGAAGCTGGAGATGCTATGTTTTTCTCTTCATTGCATTATCATGGCGTGTATGGAACCAAAAACGGTGAGAAGGTATTTATTAGAATGTATGTAGAGTCGCCTATGCCTAATGCATATAAGAAGGAAATAGAATTTATGACTCAAGATCAAATTAATGAAAAGCGTGATATATCTAGAAAAGAGTGTTTTGCAAGTAACTCTCATCAAGCTAACATTTATAATTCTGTAGAAGAAATATCAAATATACAAAAGTTAAATAAGAAATTCATAATTAGGAATAAAGCAGTTGACTAGGATTATGGTATACTAATATTATGAAATGTAATTTTTGCGAAAATCCAAAATACGTAGAGCGTATTAACTCAAAGGGCGTACTTGAAAATTTTTGCGTATCTTGCATTGAAAAATTAATTAAAGGCGGGAAATGAAGACAATAATCTGGATCGGCATTATAGCTATCTTAGTACATATATGCGGAATAATTCTGCAAGTCTATATGAACTAGGGGATATAGCTTAATCTGGTTAAAGCATTTGTCTTATATACAAACGACTCTGGGTTCAAATCCCAGTATCCCTACAAGGAGGTCAATATGAACTGGATACAGGCATCAGTTATATTTGGACCAATAATAATATTGATCATTGCATTTTGGGATGATATAAAATAAAGCAGTTGACTAGGATATATATATGAAGAAATTATATGCATTAGTAAGTACCATTGCGATAGCAATCCTTTCAGGAGTCGCATTGTCTAAATTTTTAAATTGGGCGGGAAATGTAGAAATCTTTGATTTTGACCTAGACGAAGATATAGACTATGAAGAACTCTAAACTATATAGGTCAATACTCTGGCTATCTTGGATTCTCATTGGTCTATATACAATAGGGACATTATGGATAATAAGGTAAATTCGGACAAAGCAGACCAATTAGCGAAATATTTGCTAGATCGTCGATATGAGGAATGCAATTATTATCAAGCTGACAAGTTCATTGCACGGTGTTCGCTAGAGTGGGTCATAAAGGGGCTTAAGAGCCGATTAGAGACATGTTTGAATGCAGAGTCAGGGGTATGTGACATATGGTACTTAGAATCCCATTCTGACTGTTTATTATTAATGAATCTAATATATGAATATAGTGCTGATCCCCTGTATGATGCTAAATTTTAAAAAGGGTTCTTCTACCGCCGCCGCACTTCAATTTTTTCACTTTTGCACTATATAGGTCTTTTGTCTCTTTTGTATGCATTAGAAATTGTTTTAGATAGATATTTGTATTTTGATCTTGTTTCATCATAACTAAAAAACATTGATATAGATAATCTATCAGCGCCCAAAACTTCTGTTACCTCATGCGGGGTGTTCTTATTACTATTAAAAAAAAGTAGTTGACCAGAATTTGGCTTAACTTTTATGTTTTGAAAAATAAATTCTCCACCATTGTAATCACTATTTAAATAAAGTATTGCAGATATTAGATTTTCTTCATTATTATCTATGTCTGTATGTAGAGAATTAAATGATCCAGACTTCATAGTTAGAAATTCAACCCATTGTGTGTAAACTTTAGCATTATTATATTTAGATATTATGCTAGAAGTTTTATCTACTATTAAATCAATAGAGGTTTGTTTATTTAAAAAAGATTCAATTTCTTCTTTAGATAAAAAATTATTTATTGATACCAGCATTTTTTGCATTAATTATTTTGTGAGTGTTATCGCAATATGGAAAATCTGCTGATTGTCCACAAATGCACTTCTTTTTGCAGAATGTTGTTTCAGGGTATACTGTTTGTACCCAACTAATTATCTCTTTTTCATCCGTCATGTGCGGATGCTTGTCTGGATTAAATAGCTCATATGTTCCAGGAGCATGCTCTAGTTCCATGCAGAAGTTTGAATAAGCATACCTTGTACCAGATGTAATTTTTCTTACACCATGCTCCCAAGGGTGTGTTGCTCCATGTATTGCCATATCTCCTGGTCGCACATCTACCTCTAAGCAATCAAATGGGTCCCCAGGTCTATTTTTTACAGATCCGTCTTTTTCAAGATTTGGGTAAAATATTTGTCCGTCAGCGTAGTCTCCAAAATATGTAACTATTCCATGACTTAGTCTACAGCAAGTTGACCATCTATCTAATTGTGTTAGATTATGCTCCATATTCATTCCTGGGCTATCTGCGTGTACAAACATGCCCTCATCACCTGGACGCATAACATTAACAAAAAGCTGTGGATGGATGTAGTGCTCTGGGTATAGGGCTAAAGAAATTCTATCCCATATAGGCTTTAATTCAAGCATCAAGGGTCCTGTTTTATTTTTGTACCAATCAATTGCCTGGTCTTCAAATTTAAATGCATCCTGGTTATTAGCAAATTTAGATTCATACTCTTTCATGATTGACATTATTTGGTTATTTTCTTCTTCTGTTACAAAGTTACGCCAAATCCAAACTTGATCCGCCACTTGCTCAAAATTCTTGTTGTCAGTAAACATTATTTTTTCCTAACTATACGTTTAAAAAATCCTTTTATTTTATTAAGATTTTTTTGAAGGTCTTTTTCAGCTTTTCCACTAGGTGTATCACCATAGCCAGGTGAAGAAAAGTAAGGGCTATGCATTGCTTTTGAAAAGTGATCTCTAGGGGACATAATAATATAATTATACCACTTAAATAATAAAGCCCCATTCAGAGGCGGATCCGAATGAGGCTTTATATACTGGGAGCAAAACTCAACCAATACTTTAAAAGTATAAAGTATTATCCAAATAATGTCAAGGAACTAATACGCCTTTTTCTACAAGAAGGTCATACATGTTTCCCATTTGCCACTGCAAGAATGGCTGGTTCTTAATAATTTGCTGCTCAACATCTGCAATATCTGCCCCTGAAGAAACTCCAGCAAATCTTGTATCATTATTTAGTTTTTCAAGCATTAGTAGTACTACTTTTTCTTTTTCCATTTTATTCTTCCTCACCTGGTGTAAATGAAGGCGCTGGTCCCAAAAGGTAACCCGCCTCATGATATTCTATCATTTTTTGAGTATCTTCACTACCTACAATTTTATTTGAAATTAAGGTAAGAAGGTCGTACATTCTATGAAGCATAATATAATTAACCATAGGTAAATTATCTTCAAGATTATTTGAAACTTCTTTATTCAGGTCTTCCTGCATCTAACCAAAAAGCCTCTCTGCCCATAGAGTCGGTAATTGGGATATTGATCGACTCTCTATTACACTCACAGTATTCTTTATTACACACTTCTATTTTCCTCAACCAGCTTTACTATTTTTTGATATGTTGCAGACCCCATATCCTTTCTGTATTCACACTCTAGGCAATATAGAGATATGTTATCTGCTAAATCTTGATTACAAAAAAGAATGGATTGGTCTACTGGGCATAAAAGCTTTTCAACCAATCCTTCTTCTGACATGGAGATGTAAGTTGATACATATTGTATCCTCATCCCATCTCCTTTACTTTGTCGGAAATTTTAAGAAAAATTCCTTAGCTCTTGGGGTCATGCCCTTCCAAGCTGACCAATCACTGCCGCCATCGGTCATATAGTACGTTATCTCTGCGTTTGTTACTGGGTCGAATAACTCTTTGTTACTCTGTAGATCAAATTTCTCAAGTCTGTCAGGACCAAGATTTCCAATCATATTTATCTGAAATAATCCGTAAGAATTATCTCCTGTTTTTCTGTCCCCGTTATATGCAAGCGGTCTTCCATTAGATTCACGCTTTGCTATGGACCAAGCTTTTTTAAGACCTAGTCCTTCGAATCCTACAGTCTCCAGAAGTGTTAACAACTCTTGATCTGTAAGCATCTCAGATGGTTTGTAAATTTCTTTACTAAAGCTATCTAAGACTTCTTGCTTTAATTGGGCTTCAGTTTTCACTAAAGGTTCTACTACAGTTACAGCGTTTGCTGTGTTTCCAAACAAAAATAACATTGTTACTGCTATTATCGTCCAGTCACGAACTAAATCGCTAAACTGTTGCTTTATATTCTCCATTGGCATTTCCTCCTATAGAGATAACGAGATACAATCATAACATTAATAGATAAACCATGTCAACTTAGTTAACTGAAACAATATCTCATATATTGATATTTCTAAAAATATTTTTCACCCCTAGACCGCTAAATAAAAGTTTGATACACTAGGACTTCATCTAAAAATTACACCGCAAGGCGGAGAAAAGGTCGTATGATAAATGTCACAAAATATTGAAAATCCTTATGAGAACTTTATTGCTTTATCCAGATATGCAAAATGGGTAGAGGCAGAAGGTCGCAGAGAAACATGGGGAGAAACAGTAGATAGATACTTTAACTTCATGACTAATCATCTTAAGGTAAATCATAATTATATTCCAAATGAAAAGCTAGTTGCGGAATTAAAAGAGTTTGTGTTTGAACGAAACGTTATGCCGTCTATGAGATCAGTAATGACATCAGGAGCTGCTCTGGAAAGAGATAATGTTGCTGGATATAACTGCGCTTTCTTACCAGTTGACTCCCCTCGATCATTTGATGAGACAATGTATGTTCTTATGTGCGGAACTGGAGTTGGATTCTCTGTTGAATACAAGTATATAAATAAGCTTCCTCCAGTCCCAGAAAAACTTGAAAAGTCAGATACTGTTATTGTTGTTGAAGATTCAAAACAAGGATGGGCAAAAGCTTATCGTGAACTACTTGCTTTACTTTGGACAGGACACATTCCAGCAATTGATGTCTCAAAAGTTAGACCTTCAGGAGCACGTTTAAAGACAATGGGAGGAAGATCCTCTGGTCCGCAACCACTAGTAAATCTTTTTGATTTTACAATTGCTAAATTTAAAAATGCTACAGGAAGAAATCTTAAGCCAATTGAATGCCATGACATTATGTGCAAGATTGGCGAAGTTGTAGTTGTCGGCGGAGTACGTAGATCAGCAATGATTTCTCTTTCTAATATTAATGACATTGAAATGGCACAAGCTAAATCAGGAAATTGGTGGGAGCAAAGCCCACAACGTGCACTATCAAATAACTCTGTTGCTTATTCACGCAAACCAGAGATGGAGCAGTTTATTGCAGAATGGAAATCTTTGTATGACTCAAAATCTGGAGAACGAGGTATATACAATGTGGCCGCAGCTCAAGCCCAAGCAGCCAAGTTTGGAAGAAGAGATCCAGATATACACTACGGAACTAACCCATGCTCAGAAATTATTCTACGTCCTTATCAGTTTTGTAACCTTTCAGAAGTCGTATTACGTGAAAATGATACAAAGAAAGATATTCAGCGCAAAGTTGAACTTGCTACAATTCTTGGAACGTGGCAATCAACTTTAACTGATTTTAAATACCTACGTAAAATTTGGAAAGATAACACAGAGGAAGAACGCCTCCTTGGAGTTTCTTTAACTGGTCAGTTTGGTCATAAATTTATGTCGGGTAAAGAAGACCTAATTTCGCTTGAAGCATTTCTTATGACTCTGCGTGAAAAAGCAAGAGAAGTGAACAGAGAAGAATCTGGAAAAATTGGTATTCCAGAATCTGCAGCAATTACTTGTGTTAAGCCTTCTGGAACTGTTTCTCAACTTGTTGGGGTATCTTCAGGTATGCATCCGTGGCATTCTCCATATTATATTCGTACAGTACGTGGATCAAAGGGAGATCCAATCTCTACATTTTTAAAAGAAGTTGGAATCCCAGTAGAAGATGATGTGATGAAGCCAAACGACACATATGTATTTTCATTTCCAGTCAAAGCGCCAGAAGCTGCAATTGTTAGAAATGATTTAATTGCATTTGATTTTTAAAAATTTTGCTAAGATTACAAATGTCCATGGTATTGTATTAAACCACTATTACTTTTTTTTTAAAA